GGTTTTAGCTTGGGTGCTGACACTTGTTCGCAAACTTCGATAGACAAGTCTAGAATATCTTTAGCTCATGATAATGATACAAAATTGGAGTATTTAATTAGGAAAAAGACTCATCTTGTGACAAATTTGACTGAAAAGTATTATCAAAATATAATACCTGGTTTGACTTTTCAAGCAGCTAAAGTTGTTTGGCAAACTCCTTTATCCTTTGTTTCATCAGTTTTTGATTACTGGTCAGGGGACATTGAGGTTTGTGTTCAAGTGGTTTCATCACCTTTAATCCGATGGCGTATTGGGGTAGTAATTGTACCACCAAATGTAAATAGACCAACAACATTTCCTAGTGATGGATCTTATGTGACTTATATTATGGAGACTGTCGGTACAACTTGTTTAGATATTGTTGTACCTTATCAGTATATATTACCATTTCAGAATTTTGTTTTCTGGCCAACTGGGGCGGCAGTAGATCCTACATATATGAGTTTAGCATTCTTTTCTTTGGGTGAACCAACTGGACCATCGGTAACACCAGTGGTTCCAGCGGTCAACTTATGGATAAAAGGAGGTGATAATTTCAGTTTAGGAGTGCCAACTTTGAGTAATTTAACTGGTAAAGGTCAGTATTCCAATTTTATTAATCAAGGAGGAGAAGGTAAAACTTCTCTTTCACCTGGTGGAAATGGTCTCTTGGCTATAGAAACCTTTGGTGAAAGGTTTGATGATATATTGTTATTGACCAGACGTTTTACTGTATCCTTTAATGGATCTGTAACTGGTTTATTCAGTGTTCCACAACCTTCACCAAATTTGGGATCAACAGGAGTAGCAAGACCTAATTGGACTTATATGAGTTATTTGAGAAGTGCATATTATGGTCAATGTGGTAGTATTGAATACAAGGTTGTAATGCCATCAACGAGTCCTTTAGGTGTTGTTTGTAACAATCCCTCTAGTACTTTGGATTATGGTAGAGGTTACCAGATGTATCCAATAGGAACCTTTCCGGAATTTAGAATTCCATATAGAGGTTTGGCTCCGTTTGTTTATACCAACTACAATAGTCAGGCGGGACTTCCTGTTGAAGTTTTTACGATATTGGGAGGAGTCAGTGCTGAGTTAGCCAATTTACAATTATTAGTTGCGGGCGGAGATGATTATATCTTCGGTGGCTTCTTATTTGCGCCAACTCTATTGCTTCCATAAGAGTTCAAAATTTTGTTTATTTTATTAAAATAAACCCTCAAACATGAGGCGTGTTTGCGGTAGTGATTCGTCACAGCGTTATTATTTACAAGATAGTTTTTAAGCGCTGTGGCGCTGAATTTTGCCTATCTTTATTTATAATAGCGTTAGCTATTTT